AGCACGTCTACTGGCTCGGTGGTGGCAGCGGCGGGGGTAAGTCGACCATTGCTCGGCGCATCGCGGCCGACCACGGGTTGAACGTCTACGCGACTGACGACGTGATGTCGGACCACGCCCGCCGCGCCGCGGACGAGGACGCGCCGTATCTCGCACAGTTCAGGTCCATGGATATGGACGAGCGCTGGGCAAACCGCAGTCCGGAAACCATGCTCGATACATTTCACTGGTTCCGGGGCGAGGGGTTCAATTTGATCATCGAGGACCTGCTCAAGCTTCCGTCGGACACCGGCGTGATCGCCGAAGGCTTCCGGTTGCTGCCAGCGTTGGTCAAGCCACTAGTGGCGGATCCTCGCCACGTCGTGTGGCTGCTACCCACGCCTGAGTTCCGTCTGGCGGCGTTGGAGAGCCGAGGAACCACATGGAATATCCCGGATAAGACCTCAAACCCAGCGCAGGCCTATCGCAATCTGCTCGACCGGGACCGCATGTTCACTGACCGGCTGCGCGAGGAGACCAAGCGACTTGGACTGCCCGCAATCGACGTCGACACATCCATGAGCGAGGACGACTTGACGGAACTGGTGACGCGCTCCTTCGGACTCTGAGTTGCGTCCGATGCACACGGTGGGCAGTGCCACGTCGCCTCCGGCGTTGATGACCCACTACAACGATTGATGTAAAAACGGACCATATCGCGTGAGTATGTCGAGTAACTATCGCTTAGCCGCATTTCAGCCATGTACTCAGCGGACAACTGCGCCGGTAATCGACCTTATCAGCGCAGTTGCCTGCATCAACGACCCTGTTATCGGTCCAGTCGGGCCTCTTATCGCACCCAAAACTGGTCCGGTAATACAACTGAGCCGGGAACAAGCCAAATGGCCCATTTTACATCAATCGTTGTAGTGGGCCTAGCTGTCCGACCTGCTGACCCTACGACCGGTCGGGGCGCGGGTAACAGGGCGGGGCATTCGTTACGCTACGGGGCGCGGATCGCCGCGGGATCGTGCGGAAACAAATCCTTGCCGCACAGTTCATGCGTCAACTGGCCACGTCCACCGACGAGGAGAGGCGCCACCTGCGTCGGGAGGGGGAGGAGGGGGAGGGTCCACGACGGGCGGCACGCGGGCAACCAAGCGCGCTGCCGCCTGTGTCCATGTGCCGCGGTCTCTCCTCACCTATTCTCCCTCGCGCAACGCGCGTTGGTCGGCGCGGCGCTCGCGGGCGCGGGCGCGCCGCCGCTCCAGGTGCGCGACGACGGCGGGGTGAGGCTCTCCACTCGGGCAGGCGGCGTGCGACGGGCACCGCTCCGGGGCCTCCTGGTCGAGCATGGGGATGCGCCGCGTCACGAACGAGGACAGCGAGACCGGGTGCTCCCAGAGCCCGCAACCGCATGTGACGCGCTGGAGCGATGCGCTCCCGCTCTCTTCTCCCGGGGTCCCGTCCGCGGAAAGGGTCCTTTTAGGACGTGCTGGTGAGACAGGCCCTCTGCTCTCCTGTCCCGCGAGGGCGCCCCGCACCCCTACGCCACGCGGATTGATCTCTCGGCTCCGGGGAGTCGACAGCCCAACCGGCTCTCCGGGCAGCGGGAGGAGAGGCGGGGTCCCACGGAGCGGGAGGGGTGGCGCCGGGCGTGGCGCGGGTACGACGACCGTATCCTCACGCACATGGGCACAGGTGTGGCAGGGAACTCCCGGCAGGTAGACCGCGGTCGAGACGCGCGTCCGCTCCCGCATCCGTGCGCTGAAGCTCACCGTGGCCCCGCCGGTCCAGCAGCTGTCCAGGGGGCAAGCCAGACCCAGGCAGCCGGTATAGCGGTGTCCGTCCAGGCAGGGGAACGCCGGCGCAAGCTCCGGCTCGGGCAGCTCGAGCAGCGCCTCGTCGTCCGCAATCGCGATGTCGTCCAGGGTGGTGTCGAGGCCGACGATCTGGTAGCCCCGGACATCCTCCATGCCCAGGGCCTGGCGGAGGTCGTTCTCGTCGCGCGCTTGCCTCCTGGCTCGCGCATCCACATCGTAGCGCCACTCCTCATCCTGATCTTGCGCACCGGTCCACCCGGAGACAACGCCCATCGCCAACCCATCGTCGCAGTCGTCGACCCATAAATCGTCGGTCTCATCGTTGCTCTGATACATCGTCCATTCGACTTTCTGACAGTACCTGTCTTTCGCCAGGGGACCACCGGCCCAGACGCCGGGATACACCAACACTGTTTTTAGAGATTCGATGTCTTATCGTTGACTATGGCCCTTCGCAGGTCAGGATGGTGTCGTAGGTACCGGGGTGCGGCTCGTAGACGTGGTGCAGTGTGGCCACGCGCAGGGCGACGGGCGCCGCTCCGTCCGTGGCCGTCGCCGTGATCACGTCGCCCACCTCCAACCCCGGATGCAACGGGACCGAGAGCGAGCCGCTGCGGCCCTGCCGCGCCTCGCGGGCCAGCTCCAGCCCGGCGCGCAGCGCCGCCCCCGCGCGGGTCGCGATCAACGGCTCGACGGTGTGCAGGTAGCGCTCCTGTCCCGTCGACGCGACGTCGGCCCAGTCCCAGGCCTCGCCGATCACGGCGCCCGTCTCCCCCACGGTTAGAGCGCCGAAGACCAACACGTGGTTGGCGCGGTCGGCGCTGATGGCAACCACCAACTGCTCCACCTCATCGCCGTACCCCCACACCGCCGCGTCGGTCCCTTGCCGCTCGTACAGGGTCAGCGCATCGCCCCCGTCGGCGCCGACCCGGATCGCCACATCGAAGCCGTAGAGGCGGCCCAGCCGGACCAGCGCGTCACGCCACGTCGACCCCGCCGGGATACTGAACGTGGCCACAACGTAGCCGAACTGGGCCGTCGCCGGCACGACGATGGACAGCAGACCCGCCCGCGCCGCCACCTCGCGCGCCAACCACTCCACGGTCTGTCCGCTGTAGACCAGCGTGCCGCGGCTCTGCCGATCCAGCCACGCCATGGCGTCCGAGGCGGTGACCACCACCTCGTCCTCATCGGCCGCGCGCACAAAGCTCCAGTCGTCGACGTAGCACGCGTACGCCGGGACGAGTCCCGCGCTGGCGTAGCCCAACCACAGCCGCAACAGCGCGTTGGGCCGCAGCGCCGGCAGGCCCGCGTAGGTCCCGACGCCGGTTCCAGTCGTTCCGGTCGTTCCGGTCCCATCCGGCGGCCGGTTCTGCAGCGTCACCACCAGGTGCGCCGCGTCGCCGTCCTTGTGCACCACCTCCAGCCGCGAGATGTCGCTCGAGCAATCGCGGTAGCCGGCGCCGGCGGTCCCCACGAGCGGGATGGGGGCCAGCGCCGCCGTGTCGGGCGCGACCAGCAGGTAGCCTGCCGCGTGTTTGAGCGGCGTGGCGCCGTGGGTGTACGTGGCGGCGTCCTCCAACGGATCGCTCCAATGCACGCCGTCCGCGGAGTGCAACAGCGCCACGCGCGTCGACGGGAGGCCGTCGACGCTGCCGCTGTCGACCACGGCGTAGGCCAGGTGATAGAGCCCGTCATAGGTCGCCGCGCGCGGATCGCTGGCAAACACCCCTGCGCTCGCGTCAGCCGGCACGACCGTCAGCGTCGCGCCCCAACCCGTACCGCCGCCCGTACTGCCGTAGGCGCAGACCTGTAGCGCCGCGCCCATCCCCGGCGCCGGTTGCCTCGTCACCGCGACGACGTACGAGCTATCCCCGGCGAGGCTTTGCGCCACGCCTAACCCGGTGACGGCCGTGGCGCTGCCATTGGTCCAGTCGGCTCCGCGCCAGGTCCCGGCCAGTGACCACACGGCGATCTGCCATCCTCCGCTCCCACCCTGATAGGCCACGAACACGGTAGCGGCGTCGCCGTCGGCGGCCAGGGCGGACACGGCAGCCGCAGGATCGAACAGCAACGTCGCGGCGCCCCAACTCAGGCCGCCATCGGCCGACTCGGCCGCGTAGACGCCCGTTGTCGCCGCATCCTGCCACAAGAGACGCAGCCGCCCGCCGATCCGCGCCAGAGCCACGCCCGCGCCGGGCGCCGCCGTCGTCGCCACCGCCGTCCAGGCGCCCCATGACACTGCGGTCGGGTCCGCGACCCGGCGCGCGTAGACCGTCCGTGCCCCATCGTGGTAGGCCTGCGCCACCGCTCCATCGAGGGCCAACACCGCGGCGTTGCGCCCGACGGGGCCTCCCGCGTACACCACTGCATAGTGCGGCACGTGGTCGACTAGTTCCAGGCGCACCAACGGCACCGCGGCGCCCTGCCGCACCGCCGCCGCCAGCTCGGGTGTAAGGGGTCTCATCGGTCACTCCTCCAAGATAGTGACGAGTGGTTAGTGGCTAGTGACGAGTGAGGTGGGACGAGTGACGAGTGGTTAGTGGTTAGTGGCGAGTGAGGCAGTACCGTTGCGGTACCATCGTCTCGGCTACGTTTATACATCGTCGCCCTACCTCGCTCGTCACTAACCACTCGTCCTACCTCACTCGTCACTAGCCACTCGTCACTAACCACTCGTCCTACCTCACTCGTCACTAACCACTAATCACTAACCACTAGCCGAACGCCAGCCAGCTCACCTGCTGCGTGTCCGTCACAGCCATGTGGGCGTACTGCACCAGCGTGATCGTCGCGCCGGTCGCGCCGATCCCCGCGACGACGGTGTAGTAGGCGGGGTTGGGGCTCTGCGCGATCACGGCCGGAAGGGGTCCGGTGTAGGGGATCGGGAACGTGATCGTCGCCGTCCCCGTCGGCGACCCGGCCAGCGCGACCGGCGCCGTCCCGCGTTGCACCCGTTGCAGCGGCTCGGCGCCCTCCACGGCCAGCCCGCCCTGCCGCAGCCGCAGCAGCTCCAGCGCGTCGAAGCGCCACGCGGTTCCCTGCGAGGACGGATTGGACGCGGCGCTCAGCTGCAGCGTGATCGTGTGTACCGTATCCGACAGGCCAAGCGCCAGCGGGACGCGCTCCTGCGGGACCATCGCCGCGTCCGCGCCAGCCACATCGATCGTCGAGGTGGGCACGCCGCGGTAGAGGTCCACCACGCCCAACGCGGCGCCGTCCACGGTCACCGTCACCCGACCGCCGTCGCGCCAGCGCCGGCACAGCATGTAGAGCTCGCTGCAGCGGACGGCCAGGGTCACGTGGTCGCCCGACGTGGTGGTCTGCAGCTCGCGCGGGCTGGCCAGCAAAGCCGCCTCGCCGCCGCCGTAGACCGTCCACGCGCCCGTCATCGTCAGCAGCGCGCTTGTATTGAGCAGGCGCACGTGCTCCCACGTGGCCCCCACGCCCAGCAGACCGGCGACGGGCAGCGCCACGGACGGATCAACGGCCCGGAACACCTCATCGCCGATGGCGGCATGCCCTGCGTCGGTCGGCCACGTATGGTTCCCCGCCGAGGTGTCCAGCCAGGCCCCGTAGCCATCGTTCGCGGCCGTGGGATCGAGGTGGTCCTGCCACAGGCCGCGCAGGTCGATCACGCCGCAGCCCGTCGCCGCGGCCACGGCGCGCACCGCGGCCGCGTAGTCGTCCGGGGTCGAGCCGGGAGGACCCGCGTGCGGCGTGCAGAGCAGTACCTCGGCGCCGCCGTTCCCGCCGCCGCTGGCGCCCCCGCGCAACACATTGACCAGACCGCTCAGCTGCCCGCCGAAGTCGACCGCCCCGGCGGCGCGCGTGGGGTCACCGCTCATCTCGCCGAGGCCGAGGCTCACGATGTACAGATCCGGAGGAGGATTCCAACTCGCGGCCGTCAGGTTGCCCATCCGGCGCAACACGCGCAACACCGTGTCGCCCGTGACCCCGGCATTGATCACGCTCACCTGCTGCACGGACGACCCCGGTCCTTGATGCAGCGCCACGGCCGTCCACGACGGGATAGGCGCGTCGAGCGTGGCGGCATAGCCGGTCGGGTCGTAGCGGGTCACCCGCGCCGTGGGCAGGGCCACGGCCAGATTCGTCGCCAGGCGCGCGACCCAGCCGCCCCGCGGGGCGCCCGTCGCGTTGTAGCCGACCGTCACCTCGTCGCCCACGCACAGAATCGTGGTGGGCAATCCGCCCAGCAACCTGGCCAGCGTGCGCGGGATCGCCGCGCCAAGCCCGTGCGCCGCCGCCCGCCTGGTCTCCTCGTAGGGACCAATAGCCACGTTGTAGCGCCACAGGGTTTGCGGCGCCGCGCCCGTGGGCGCGTACTGCACCAGCACGTGATAGTCGTCGGGCGTCAGCCCCTCGACGCTGAAAGCCCCGGTGGCGTCGGTCGTGGCCACGGCCAGGGGCGGCTGCGCGGGGACGGCGCCGGGCGCGGGCAGCGCGCCTGGCGCAAACCTCCGCACCGGGTAGAGCGACACCGTCGCCCCGCCCACCGGCCGCCCCGTCGCGTCGCTCACCACATCGCTGTACCTCGCCTGCAAAGCGGGTGCGGCCATGGCATCCTCCTTTCATAGTTGTCAGTTGCCAGTTGTCAGTTGTCAGTTGCCAGTTGTCAGTTGCCAGTTGCCAGTTGCCAGTTGTCAGTTAAGGACATCGAGGGTTGCACGTCGGCAGTCAGCTTGTAGCAGCTATCGCCGGTCATCCTCACCTTCTGGCAACTGGCAACTGGCAACTGGCAACTGGCAACTGGCAACTGGCAACTGGCAACTGGCAACTGGCAACTGGCAACTGGCAACTGGCAACTGGCAACTGGCAACTGGCAACTCGTCATACCTCCACCAGTTGCACCTCTAGCAGGTATGTCGCTCCCGGCGAGCCGGCCAAGCCGGCGCCGATGCGTAGGTCGGGCAGGGCCTCGACTAGGTCGTCGAAATGGACGCTCCAGCTCTGTCCGTGCGGGTCGACGAAGGGCAGCGCACCGCTCCTTTGATACGAGAGAGTCAACGCGTCGCGGTACTCCTGCCCGGCCATCCCCGTCGGCTGGCCGTCGTAGCGCGTCAACGCGTCGAGCGCCAGCACCGTGAACCGCCACACGCGCTTGCCGGGCCCCGCGTCGGTGTAGCGCTCCGCGCCGCCCATGGTCACGCTTGCCTTGCGCAGGCGCGGTCGGTGCACGCGGTAGCTCCCCGCCGCGACCCAATATCCCGTCCCATCCAGCGCCACCTGGCAATCGATGCCCACGTTCGCGCCCATGATGCCCTCCAGAGTGACGAGTGGCTAGTGATTAGTGACGAGTGAGGAAGCGCCTCCGCGACACTCTGTGTCACAACCAAAGCCGTAACGATCAATGCGCCTCAACGGTCTCCCCAATCAACTGCTCGTCACTCCCGTCCCACCTCACTCGTCACTAGCCACTAGCCACTAGCCACTAGCCACTAGCCACTAGCCACTAACCACTCCGTCACGTCCTCTGCCAGGCCACCGGCACGTCGCCCCAGTGGGCCACGGCGGCGATGCCGGCGTTGTTTTGCCGCTTGATGTCTTCCAGTCTGGCGGTGAAGCGGGCCAGCATTGCCGTTGCCGCCGCCAGCCAGGCGGCCGGGACGGTATGCTCGTCCACGCGGTCGTGCAGTTCGCCATCCTGATACTCGAAGAGATCGTTGGTCGGCGCCTGGTAGGCCAGCATGGCATAGGCGGCCGCACCCAGCAGCACCGCGTCGTGGTGCCGTTCGGGCAGACTCGTCCCTGCCGGAGTGAGGCTGTGCTTGGCCGCATAGGTCACGGTGAGCACGCCGCTCGTGTCGGTGGGGACATAACCGGGGGCGAGGCGCAGCACGAACTGCGGGAGGTTCGCCGTGGTGTCGGTCCCCGGCGCCGTTGCCCCCAGGGCGTCGTCGGGGACCGCGTCGGTCCACGACATCGTCGTATTGTCCAGTACCTGCCCGGCCAGCCGCGGCATCCCCGTCACCGGCCCACCCGCGGTGGCCATGACCGTGGCGCGGTAGATGCAGCGTCCCACCGTGCCCGGCGGGCCAAGTGGGAGCGCGCTCAGCGCGGCCGCTCCTCCCGACAGGACCAGTGGCGCGGACGCCGGCCCCGGCACGGTCTCGCCACCGCTCTTAACGAACGTCACGCTCCAGACGTACGAGCCGGCGAGCGGACCGGCTACGCCCGCTGCCGCGGCCAGGGGCGCGGCCGGCGTGCCGAGACTTGGCGTCACCACCTCCTCAAACGGGACCAGCCGCGGCGGATACAGCCCGCTGGGATACTCCACGCTCTCGATCCACCAGGCGTCCGCCGGCAGGCCGTAGGCGCGGACGCCTGGCAGCGTCGCCGTCATCACGCTGCGCACCAGCGGAGCCACGAACGAATACTCGTCCACCGCCCGGTCGAGCGCGCGCGCCAGCGCATCGTCACTCCAACGCGGCGGCGGGGGTGGTAGCCCGGCCGTCGCATCGGCGGGGCCGATCCCCTGCGTGCAGTCGGACAGGTCTTGCCGCAGGTCGGCCACCGCCTCGGTCAGCGTCGGATGCCCGCCGGGTACCCCCGCCGGCGTATAGGCAAGGATGAGGGTCATGGCTCCTCCCTACGTCCCCTGTCCCTGACCATAGTGCGCTTCGTGCACACCCTCGCGCGCCTGCAACCGGGCGTCCTCCACCTCGGTGGCCAGCCGCGCCAGCCGCCGACCATGCGGACCCCGCTGCTCAGCCCGACGACGTACCTCATCCTGCAGTGCCGTCAGATCCGCCTCTGCCCGCCGGAACAGCGCGAGGTCTTCCGAGGCGCCCGTTGTCAGTTGCCCGTTGTCAGTGGAATGGGTCTCGTCGCCGTCACCCTTCCCGGCCCGCTCCACGACGGCCGCATCATGCTCCGCGGCAGCCGCCAATTTCTTGGCGTCCTGTGTCTGTCCAGCCATCAGCTCCCCCTTCGAGTTGCCAGTTGCCAGTGATCAGTCGCCCGTCACAACCGTCGACGTCCTCGCGAGCGAGTCGCTCAGCACGAAGAACTGGCAACTGATCACTGGCAACTAATTCACGATCCAGTACCAGCAGTCCACCGCCGCCGTCGTCGCGCCGCTTGCGTAGACCGTCGCCGTGAACCCCGTGCCCGCGCTCAGCACCGTCACCCCCACCGCGGTGATCGTGCCGCCGTTCCCCCTCAGCTGCAGGAACACCAGCGAGTTGGCGCCCACCAGCGTGTTGGGCACGGCCACCGTGCCGCCGCTCGCCGTCCCCGCCGGGATGCTGAACGTTCCCACCTGCTGATTGGCCACGTTCCCGCCGCTCGTGTTCGACGCCTGCCCCGCCACGCACAGCTGCCTGTTGGCCGCGATGCACGGGTTCGGCGCCGGCTGGTTGTTCGGCGCCGTCGAGTCCAGCTGCAGCCCCTCCAGCGCCGTCGGCAGCACCGGTCCCGTATACATTGCACGCCTCCCTTTAGATCAACAATCCGCTTAGGCGCGCCGCGATGTCCGCGTGTCCCGCGTCATTGGGGTGGCTGTTGCCGCCGCCGAATGTCAGCGCCGCCGATCCCGCCGCGCCCAGCGCCTCCCATGCCGCGTTGATGTCCAGCACCGCCGCCCCATAGCGTCGCGCCAGGCTGTAGATCCGGTCCACGTAGTGGTGCGCGTAGCTCGTGTTCAGCCAGTTGCCCGCCAAGGGGCCGATGAACGGGATCAGGAACACGAACGACGCCCCCGCCACCCGCGCCGAGTCGCAGTAGCGCCGCGCTTGCCACGCGAACGTGTCGTAGGCGATCTGCTGCTGCATGTCGTTCACGATGTGCCCGAACACCACCAGCTTTGGCTGCGGCTGCAGGAATTCGATTGAGCCCTTTGGCGTGTCCGCCGTGTCGTTCACGGCCGTTTGCCACACCCCGCGCCCCGCGAACCCCATCGGGTACGGCAGAATGCCCCGACCCAGCCCGCTGTACGCCGTGATCCCATGCAGGATCAGCGTCCCGCCCGCCGTCGTGGTCAGCGTGATGGTGTGCGCTCCCGGCGTGAGCCCGCTCACCGAGACCGCTTTGACCGGGCTGACGATGCTGCCGTTGTAGCAGCTCGGGTTCCCCCCGCCGCCGCCCTGCACGCCGTTCACGTCGTAGGTGACGCCATCCACCTGCACGCTGAAGGCGCCGCCGCCCCCGTTCTGCCCCACCCACACGTCCACCGCCGTCCCGATGAACGCGCCCACCGCGTACGAGCCCGCCCCCGCCGTCGTCGTGTGCGCCTGCCCCGCCATCCCATACGCGAAGTACCCGCTCCAGCCCGGCCCGAAGCTCCAGCAGGGCCGGCTCTTCGCCGAGTAGTTCGTCGCCCCCGCGTAGGCCGCGTCGGTCGTGTCGCTCACGGCGTGGAACCCCTCGCCGGCGTTGCCGAACTGCGCCTGCAGCGCCCGTGTCACCAACGCCACGAAGTGGTTGTCGCTGAACCCCGTCGCCGACGCCCCACGCGTGATGCTGTCCCCGATGAACGCCACCGGGCACAGCCGCGCCGCGGACCTGGCCGCGATCCACTGGTCCAGCGCCCCGTCCGGTAAGAAAACAAACGGGTCGCTGCCCGCCGCCGCTCCGCCGTAGTTCCGTGGCACCTCGCTCCTCCTTCGAGTGATTAGTGGCTAGTGGCTAGTGACGAGTGACGTTGGGAGGCTCCATCCCACCAACGACTCATCGCTCAGCCACTTACCCCACTCGTCACTAACCACTAATCACTAGCCACTCGCTAATCGCCGGCAACGTCGACGTAGACGCTCGCCGCGCCCGCCGTCGGCGCGCTCGGGAACACCAGCCGCACCCCCACGCACGGCAGGTAGCTCTGCAGGTCCGCGATGTCCTGCTGTGTCAGCAGGTACGTCCCCGCCAGAAGCGTGGTCCCGCTCGGTCCCACGTTGACCGGCGCGCCGCGCAGCGGGTGGTTGGCGTCGCTCGCCGACGCCGCCGTCCGTCCCGCGTAGAGCTGCGCTGTCACCTGCCCCGCCGAGGTCCAGGTGATGGGCGTCGTGACCACCAACGCCACGGTCTTGAACCGCCCACTGGGCACGGCGACACACGGATAGTCCGTGGCCGCCCCACCCCCGGTCAGCGCCGGCGCGGGCTGCAGCGCGATCTCCTGCGGTTCACCCGCCGCCGTCAGCGTGTTCCCCGCCCCGTCGATGTACGCCATGCGCTCACTCCGTTCGCAGTTCACAGTAGACAGTGGACAGTGGACAGTTCTTCTCGCAGTTCATAGTGGACAGTGGACAGTGGACAGTGGACAGTGGACAGTGGACAGTGGACAGTTCTTCTACCCCACACGCACTGCTCACTGCTCACTGCTCACTGCCCACTGCCCACTGCCCACTGCCCACTGCCCACTGCCCACTGCCCACTGCCCACTGCCCACTAGTTGTTCCCCTGGTAGAAGCCACGGTAGTCCACCACCGCGCCGCCGTACTCGTGCCTGACCTTGTAGGTGATCACGTCGTTCGTGAAGTTCGAGCCGAACAAGGGCTGGTCCTGGATGAACAGCACCGGGTTGATCTGCCCGCCCACAAAGCCCACTTCGATGGTGTCGATCACGCGCGGGTCCGCCGCCAGGTACCAGCCCGTCGGCGAGCTCAGCTGCGGTGCCACGATCACTTCGGCGTAGCCCAGCATGGGGTTGATGTCATTGTAGTTCGCCCCCGGCGCGCCCGCCGACTTGGTGACCACCATGCCCTGCCATTCCAGCTCTGGCGGCGCCAGCAGGTAGCGCGGCTTGAGCCCGATCGGCTTGCCCGCCAGGTTGGTCTGCCGCCGCATCTTGGTGACGCCCGTCTGCATCGCTCCGCTGGCCAGCGCCGCGCCGGTGTTCGGCGTGCCCGGCGTGACCACCGCGCTGTTGCCGTGCGCCCCGCCGTTGGTGAACAGCGGGCTGCCGTCGTAGATGTTCCCGGCCGCGGTCAGGATGCCGTACACGAACTCGGCCAGGGTGAACGCCGCCGCTACGGCCAGCTTGCCCGGGATCTGCCGGATGGCGTAGAGGTCGTCGTTCACGATCGTCTCCCGCGTCACCGGCACCAGGTTGCCGCGCTTCGCCGGCACGTAGACCGCCCGTGTGTCCGCCAGGGTCAGCGTCGTGTACGCCGTGTCCTCGGGCACGGTGCTCAAGCTGCCGAACGCGCCGAGGCGGATGCGGTCCTGCTGCTTGAAGTCTTTGATCGGCGTCACCGTGCAGAACTTCTGCCACTCGCTCGGCCACGCCTGATAATCCTTGAGCAGCCGCTTGTTCATGCTGGTGCCCAGCAGGTAGCTGGACGTCGCGGTCGTGATGTCCGCCTCGCGCAAGCGCTCGGGCGCGCTCACGCCGGTGATGCCCGCGTCGCCCGTGGCCACCACGTAGGCCTCGCGGATGCCGCCCAGTTGAGGCACGCGCTCGCCCTCGTAAAGCTCGAAGAGCTGGTCGAAGGCCTTCTGCAGCCGCTCGGCCTCGGTCATGCCCACCCGGATCTGCTTCTCGTAGCCCATGCCGCGGATCAGCCCCACGTCGGTGAGTTCGGCAAGCAACGCTCGCTCATCCGCAAGCGCAGCCTCAAGCTCGCTCGCCTCGAACACGCGGCCGCTGAAACGCCGCTCGACCCGCGTCGTCACCGCCGTCGGCAGGCTCGCCCCACTCAGCGTGCGCAGCAGCGTGCGCTCACACTCGATCAGCCGCCGACCCTGCTGTAATTCCTCACGCAGCGCCGTGCGCTCGGCCTCGAACAACGCGGCAACCTCCACACCGGTCGGCGCGATCGCCGCGGCCGCGACCACCGCGCTCGCGCCACCCGTGCCGCCCGGGGCCGTTGCAGCCGTCCCTGTCCCCGTTCCCTTCTCCTCATCCGCCACGTGCCTACCCCCTTCCCGTTCCGCTTCCGTGATATACGTCCCGCCGGCCATGATGCGCCCGCCGGCGATGTCTGACGCCACCGTCGGTCCCATCTGCACCGGGCCGGTACCGGCCCCGATGCCCGCGCCAAAGGGCCCCTCGTGGGCCAGGTCCCGCCCCGTGATGGGCCGCTGCAGCTGGTCGATCCCCAGCCCCGTGGCCGCGGCCGCGTCTTGCATCCCAACGCCGCGCTCGTTGTCCGGCTCGTAGTGGTCCCACCAGCTGCCGTTGTCGGCCTGCAACAGTCGCTCGATGCGGCCGCCCGCCGAGGCCCGGGTGACGACGTCGCAGCTATTGAGCTTTGTGATGCCCTCCACCACCCGGCACGTCTTGCCGTCGACCCGTCCCTGGGCGACCCGTCCGTCGGCGTCGATGCTAATCCCGACCAGCTCGTGCCCGTCCGTGACCGATTCCTCGATCAGCGACCACAGCCAGTCGGCGTTCTTACTCACCTTGAGCGTGGCCCGCAGCGCGCCGTCGTCCCCGATGCGCGGCGCCTTGTAGTAGCCGACCAGGTCGCGCACGCTGCGCTCCGGCCGCTCGCCCGGCGCGGGGTGGTCGGCAAAGGCCCGCGCCCCCTCGAACAAGGGCATCATCCCGCGCACCACCTCCGGCGCGTAGTAGTTGCCGTTCTTCGAGAGGCCCGGCCGGATGCACACCACCTCCACCGCCCGCTCCTCCGGTGTCAGCGTCGCCTCCGTCAGCGCCGCCAGCACGATCAGGCGTCCCGTACTCCCATCCGCCCGCGTCACGGCCTTCCCTCCTCACTCGGGCGTATGCAATACGCCCCTACTCGCACTCGGGCGTATGCAATACGCCCCTACTCGCCACTAACCACTCGTTCTGCTCCGTTATGGCGCGGTAGCCTCCGGGCGGCCCTCCGGCGTGACGTGCCCGCCGGGGCCCGTCGCTCCGGTGAACGCGCCCAGGTTCGTCGAGGCCTCGTTCGCCGCGCTGTACGGTCCGGCGATCAGGTAGCTCTCCATGTTGCCGTCGGCGTCGTAGCTGTGCAGCGCCGGCGTGGCCAGGCCGTCGACGTGCGCGCCGTTGATCATCGCTGTGAAGCGATCCTCGGGGTAAGCCGTGCCCTCGTCGCGCGGCTCGTACGTCTCGCTCGGATCGGGATAGCCGGGGTGCCAGGCCCTGTCATTCATCATCGGCGCCCCCTTGGGCCGGTCGTTCATCGTCATGGTCTCGTCTTTCCTTTGTCGGTCTATGTATGCGTGAGCAGCCCTCACCCCCTGCCCCTCTCCCGTGCGCGGGAGAGGGGAGAAGATGCGCTTCAAGGTTCCACAACCGACCGCGGTCGGCCCGTGGTTTGCCGTGCGACACATGCGGACTAGCCCCCAGACCCTAGCCGCGGGTCTGCCGGTCTAGCCGGGCAGTCGCAGGTCCATCGCGGTGGACGACGCTACACGAACGCCCGCGGCTCGTAGTGCCCGTAGTCGCCCAGGCGCTCGCCCTGATCGCGCCGCACCGCCGTCTGCTGCCGGGCGCAGTAGCCGCCCGCATCGGTCTCCAGGTCGGTCAGCAACCCGTCGACTGGCTCATGCCCCACCGCTGGCGCCAGGCCCCAGCCCCACGCCGGCTGCGTCACCGCAATCGCCGCGGCGCTACTCGCGTCCGCCACGCGGCCGTCCCCGTCCCGAGGCAGCGCGACCGGCGCCGGCATCGTCCCCATGCCCGCCAACGCCGCCGCGCCGTCTTGGCCGTTGCCGTCGTCGGGCAGCGCGTAGCCCTGTATGCCCAAACCCCTTCTCATAGATGCGTCCACGTCTATCTCTGCCTCCTTGCTGTTCCAGCTGCGGCCGCTACGGCATTGCCCCCAGCCTCAGCCCAGGCTGCCCCTGTCCCTGTCCTTGCCCCGAAAAACTGGGCGTCGCGTCGGACGCCCCTGCCTGCGACTGGCTGGGATCGGACGCCGCGACCGCGACCGCTGCCGCCACCGTTGCCGTTGCCGTCGCCGGGCGCGCTGTCGTCTCCGTTGTCGCCGCCGCTGCCGCCGCGACGGCTGGCGCCGAGCGTAGCGCCGTCTTGAGGCTCAGCACCTCGCTCTCGATCAGCACCTCCAGTTGCTCCCCCGAGAACATGGGGAACCGCCGCGAGAGCAGCGCCGCCACCTCGGCGTAACGCGCGCTCCTGGCCGGGATGGCTTGCTCCGCCCACGCCACCAGCCGCGCCGCGTAGGCCGCGGCGCGCCGGTCGCGCAGGTGCAGTAACACCTGCCGCACCACCCACGTCACCGCCAACGAGGTCAGCGGCGCCCCCGCAACCGCCAGCGCCTGATACTCCAAAAGCAGCGCCTGCCGCACTATGTCGCCGTGCATGCATCCCTCCTCTCACTAGTTGCCAGTTGCCGGTTGTCAGTTGCCAGTGGTACGAGGCTACGTCCTTCTGGCAACTGGCATCTGTCAACTGACAACTCGCGTCAGCTCGCGGCGCACCCAGCCGTGCAGGCCGAGTTCGCCGGCGTAGACGAACGTCCACAGGCACTCTTTGTCGTAGGCGTCGCGCAGCGCCTCGCCATCGGGCAGCGTCGCCAGCACGGTCGCGCTCGCGCTGGGCGACTCGCGCAGGCGCAGTCCCTCGGCACAGCTCACCACCAGCGTTGTTCCACCGTTTTGTGGGCGGGTATTGCCGCCGTCGTGGCGACGGTCCGGACCCGACCGCACCACCTGCGGCAGGCTGTCCAGGATGAACGCGCCGGCAAAGGCCGTGGCCACGCTCGTGTCGGTGTAGACCGTGTCCCGGCCGCCGTTCCAATACGACAGCGGGTCGTTGAAGGCCCCGCCAGGCAACCACAGGATGAAGTGGTCAGGCTCGTCCGCGCCACCCAGCCACCACAACGGGTAGTCGGTGTAGACGCGCCGGCCGTCGGTCAGGTTGGGCGTCGCCGTGCGCAGCCGCGCCGCGCGCACCCAGCAGATGGCCCACGGCGCCGCCCGCGCCTCGGACAGGCTCGACGTCCAGCGCCAGCCGATCCCCAACGCCGTCAGCGCCCCCCCGGCCTGGTCCAGCCACGTATAGCCCTGGCCGGCGTGGTCCGGCTGGCCCGTCGCCAGCAGCCGCATCGCCGCCACCAGCGCCGGATCGTCTCCCGCGAAGGGGTAGCTCACCTCACGCAGATAACGCGCCAGACTGGCCTCGAAACAATCGTTGGCCCCCTCCAACGCCCCCGGCGCATCGCCCGCGTGCCGGAACAACTGGCTCACGTGCCGCCAGCGCGGCTGCCATGCCATAGCGTCCTCCTTTCCGAGTTGCCAGTTGCCAGTTGCCAGTTGCCAGTTGCCAGTTGCCAGTTGCCAGTTGTCAGTTGTCAGTTGTCAGTTGTCAGTTGTCAGTAGTTCCGCCGGCAATGATCCAGCGGATATCTATCACCACTCCGGCTATCACAGCCAGCGTACTCAACCACGACCGAAAACTGGCAACTGGCAACTGACCACTGGCAACTACCGTAGCCTCTTCAGCTCCACCGTCCAGCGGTTGGCCGCGACGCCGCTGGTGCGGTAGGAGATGACCTCGTAGCGCGCGGCCGCCGCCACGGCCTCGGGCGTCGCCGTCGCCGTATCGGCCACCAGCAAGACGGGACGCGGGTCCGTCTCCAGCGGGAACTCCGCCCGCACCGCCACCGGCTGCGCCGCCTGCCCAGTCGAGTGGCCCGCGGCCGCCAGGGCCGGCGAAACCACCGGCTCCGCGTAGGCCTGCGGCTTCCACACCACGTCCGCCGTCACATAGGTCGTCTCATCCGGGCGGCGATAGACCAGCGTCACCGTGCGCGTCCGGCCCTGCCGCACCCGCGCCCGGTTGGACACCATGCGCGCCAGCTTGCGCCCGTCGAGCATCCGCGCCTCCTCATCCTTACCCCACCCGCCTTCCCTCTTATGGCACGCCATCCATCGGGAACCATCGCCATCGCCGCCACACTGGGAGCGCGGGCGGCTCGCCCGCTTCCGGCGCCGCGACGTCGTCGCCATTCATCCCCACCTCAGACAGACTATTGGCGCGCAAGCCCCGGTCGTCTCGTCCCACGCTGGCCGCACTCCTCCGTCAGAGTGATCGTTGTCGCATGCCTACATGCTCCGCCGCCTCCCTTCGCATTTTCTCCGCCCATTTAGTAGAACTGATGTTCTACTATGAGCCGATTATAGCACGGCATCGGCGGCCGTCAAGGAACACACCCCCGTGCAGGGTCATGTCATTCGCGGGGAGGTCTCTTACCTCGCACCTCTCACTGCCAGATGTCACGCGGGCGGACCCCTCTGCCGGGCGTACAGCGCCGCTCGACCATGTGCAACATTCAGCCACATATCTCGCCCTCGGTTAGACTACGCCAGCTTGCAGTACCTTTGGTCGAAACGGCAGCGACGTGTTGCGATATCTAAGGGCACATTCATGTTCGAGACGCCGCTCCAACGCTTGCTATAGCCCATGCGTTTTCGACCACCGACGCTGCACGTATACGTAGCCCCATCCAAGGCGAGGTCTGCCGCGCCAAGCCGGCGCATGGGCGGGCCGTGCTGCCACAGGAACAGGCAGGTGACGAGCGCGGACCCGCTTCCCAATGACTGGTCCAGTTCCGGCTCGTATCTATTACGTCAGGCATCGTTCGGGCATATGCCTGGGAGTGTTGGAGTGTTAAGGCGGGCGATCTTCTCGTGTACTACGCGACCGGGTTCCGCAAAGTCTTCGCCATTGCTGAGGTCATTTCCCCTCTACGACGATGGCGAGGAGCGCGGCGAGTGGCGCTACCTCTGCGACGTCCGCATCCTCACGATGTATCCCTTCCTACGCGATGCTCCATCCATTGATGCGGTTAGCGCGGCGCGGGATCTGAAGCAGACGATGATCCGACGATCCCATATTCGCCTGGACGACGCGGAGTATGCCCGCATCGTAGAGATACTTACCGCTCCGTTGCGTAAGGGGTTGGCCGTACCATCGTGAGCGCCTTGTAGCGGATTCGTGATATGCTAAGCGCGTCGTCCCATGACACGCCCCCGCGGCACAAAGCAGCAACGCCTGGTCGGAGTTGGGAGGAGCTTTGAACATGGATACGACGCGACACGGCCCCACGGCGCGACACCGACAGCGCGCGCGCATCGTGGCAACGGGCCTCATCACGATCCTGGGCGCGGGCATCATCACCGCCGCCCCTGACGCACGCATCGGCGCCCCAATCGTGGCGGCGGCCGCCCTGGCGCATCCGCCGGCTGCCTCGCATGCATCGGTATCCGTCGTTTGCCATGCAACGCGGGTCACAGGCTGCGTCCAATCGCCACAATCGCCAGGCGTTCGCGCCGCCGTAATCGCAACCATTGCCGCCACGCGCACGCGCGAGCCCACGGCCGCGCCGACGCGGACCGCTACCCATACACCCACCCGCACTCCTACCGCGACGAGCACGCGCACGGCCACCAACACCCCATCGCCCACCGCGACCGCGACCCCCACCCCCACCACTACCGCGACGAATACCGCGACCGATACCCCCACGCCGCCGCCGACACCCACGGCCGCCAATACCGCGACGAATACCCCGTCGCCGACCGCGACCGCGACCCCTGCCCCAACGGCAACGCCCTATCCAACCCTGGCCGCGCCCTCGATCATGCCCGCTCCCACGGCGCCGCGCCCCAATGTCACCCCGTCCCCGTCGTCCCCATCGTCTCCAGCGCCCTCCCCAACCCCAACGGCCTCCCACGCTCGCCCGACGGCAGTCCCGGCTCCGGCCGCCGCCAGGCTGTCCGTCCGTGTCACGCCGCCGCGCGTGACCTCCGGCCACACGCTCATCGTCCAGGTCACGACGCTCCCGCGCACCCGCGTCGCGCTCGCGGTCGTGGTCGAGACCACGCGAACCACGACGCGCAACGTGGTCAGGCACGGGCATCGCGTGCGCGTGCGGACATCCCACACCGTCGTCCTCTACCGGCTCGACGCGCGGGTCACGACCGACCGGCACGGCCGCGGCGCCGTCCGCCTGCGCATCCTCTATCGACCCGCCAGCTTGGCTTCGGCGCGGGTCGAGGCCATCGCCCAGACCGCACACGGCGCCCTGCGCGCCGCCGCTGGCGTGACCATCCTCCCCGCCGCTGCCGCGTCGCGCCATGGCTGCGCCCTTCCCTGCATCGTCAGCGTCGGCGTCCAGCCCGGCGCCGTGGCCCTCGACGGGCGGACGGGCCGCGCCTTCGTCGTCGACGGGGGCAGCAACAGCGTCAGCGTGCTCGACATCGCCACGGGCGCGGTCCTGCGCACGGTCAGGGTGGGGGCGCAACCCAATGCCGTCGCGGTCGACGAGCAGACGGGGCTCGTCTTCGTGGCCAACGGCGGCGCCACTACCATCAGCGTCCTCAATGCAGCCAGCGGCGCTGTCCTGCATACGGTCACCGTCGGCTCCAACCCCTATGCGCTCGCGGTTGGCGCGACAGCGCGCCGCGTGTTCGTGATCAGCAACAACGGCGTGGTCGGGCTCGACGCCGCCGACGGGCGCCTCCTGCGCACCGCCGCCGTCGGCAGCGACCTCAACGCCCTGACCGTCGACGAGGCCGCCGGTCGCGTCTTCGTCACCGACCAACTCGGCAACAGCATCATCACCCTCGACGCCGCTACCATCGCCGTGCGCCGCGCCACCAGGATCGGCGGCATCCCCTGGGCCGTCATCGCCGATCCGCGCACCGGCCATGCCTTTGTATCCTGGAACAATCGCGTCAGCACCCTCGATGCGACGGGTGGCGCCATCCTGCGCACGGTCACCGTGGGTCAGGTGCCCAAGAGCCTCGCCGTCGACGCGACCACGAACCGCGTCTTCGTCGCCAACTCGGTCGACGGCGCCGTCACCGTCCTCGACGCGGCCACGGGCGCGCGACGACGCACGGTGTCCGTGGGCCCGTCCCCCAGCGCCCTGGCCGTCGACGAGCGCCGCGGCCGCATCTACGTGCTGGACAGCGGCGGCGACAGCGTCACCGTGCTCGACGCCGTAGACGGCGCCGTCCGCCGCGTCGTCCCCGCCGGCCCTCAGCCCGTCGCCGCGGCGGTGGACCCGCGTAGCGGCCGGATCTTCGTCGTCGACAAAGGCTACAACAGCGTCCGGCACGGCGCCGTCACCATCCTGAGCGCCCAATGACACCCTCATCCCCGTCCCTCTCCCACGATCGAGAAAGGCGTCGGCGCGCCTCGATGGTTTGCCCATACCACTAATAATGCTCGCCTCTGCTCCCCTCTCCCGCGCACGGGAGAGCACGCTGGACCGTTGACCCGCGGCTAGGGTCAAGGGGCCAGTCGTCATGGGTCGGGGGTGAGGGTTCCCCATTCATGATATGCTAAGCGCGTCCCATCATCTATCAGCTATCATCTATTCACGGCAAGCGGCACGGCCGGTCGGAGTCAGAGAGGAGCCAGACACATGAGCATGACGCGGCGTTCCGGGGCGGCGCGACGTAGGGCACGCGGCGCAACCATCGGTCTCATCACATTCTTGAGCATCACAATCGTCACAATTCCGGGCGCGCGCAACGCCGCTCGCCCCTCTCTCCGCCCGGCCCTCGCCGCTGCCTCCACCGGCTCCATAGAGCCTGGCGCTGCCTTACACAGCGCGTCTACCGTCCCCTCCCCCGCGTCAAACCTCGTATCTCCCGGTCTGCCGTCAGCCCCATTAGACACGCCACTATCAACCATCACTGTCACCGCGTCGGCGACCCTGACGCCGACCGACACGCCGACAAGCACCCCGACAAGCACGAACACGGCCACGGCTACCCCAACCAACACGGCGACGAACACCGCGACGCCCACGGCCACGGCCACGGCGACCAGCACCCCGTCGCCCTCGCCCAGCGCGACCGCGACCCTCACCCCGACGGCCACGGCCACATCATCTCCACCCCCGACCGCCACTCCCGTCATGCCCACGGCGCCGGCGCCGATCACAAACGCAAGCCCGTCCCCATCTCCGCCCGTGACCGGCACGGTCCCCGCCCGTAGCCCGACGCCGGCCCCCTCATCCGCCGCCCTGACCGTCCGCGTGACGCCGCTCCAGGTCACCTCCGGCCGCATACTCACCGTGCGGGTCACGACCTTCCCACACACCCACATCGCCATCGCGGTCATCGTCGAGACCGCGCGTACCACGTCGCGTGTCGTGGTCAAGAACGGGAAGCGGTTGCACGCGCGCACGATTCAGAGAGTCGTGCTCTATAGGCTCACTGCCCAAGGAATGACCGGCCCGCGAGGCAGCTTCACCGCTCGCCTGCGCATCCGCTATCAGCCCACCAACCCCGTCCAGGCCCAGGTGCAGGTCATCGCCCGGACAGCTCACCGCGGCCTGCGCAACACCACACGGATAACAGTCCGCCCCGGCCGCGTCCCGCCGGTCCCTGGCTGCGCCCTCCCCTGCACCGTCAGGGTCGGCGCCGGCCCCATGGCCGTGGCCCTGGACACGCGGACCGGCCGCGCCTTCGTCGTCAATCAGCGCGGCAACAGCGTCAGCGTGCTCGACACCGCCACGGGTAAAGTCCTGCGCGCCGTCACCGTGGGGGCGCAGCCCGGAGCCATCGGCGTCGACGAGCAGACGGGACTCGTCTTCGTCGCCAACGGCGGCGCCAATACCATCAGCGTCCTCAATGCGGCCAGCGGCGCCGTCCTGCATACCGTCACCGTCGGCGCCAACCCCTACGTGCTCGCGGTTGGCACAGCGGTGCGTCGCGTCTTCGTCGTCAGCAATAGCGGCGTGGACGCGCTCGACGCCGCCACTGGCCGCCTGCTGCACACCGCCGCCGTCGGCAGCGACCTCAACGCCGTGACCGTCGACGAGGCCACCCGCCGCGTCTTCGTCACCGACCAGCTCGGCAACAGCATCATCACCCTCGACGCCGCCACCGAGGCGAAGCTCCACACCACAAAGGTCGGCAGCATCCCCTGGACCGTCGCCACCGACCCGCGCAATGGCCATGCCTTCCTGGCCTGGGACAACGACCGCGTCAGCACCCTCGACGCCGCCAGCGGCGCCATCCTGCGCACCGTCTCCGTCGGCCAGGTGCCCAAAGTCCTCGCCGTCGACCCGGCCGCCAACCGCGTCTTCGCCGCCGCCTCGGTCGACAATACCGTCGGCGTGCTCGACGCGACCACGGGCCGGTTGCTGCGCACCGTGCCCGTGGGTCAGGCGCCCGTGGCCCTGGCCGTGGACGAGCGGCGCGGCCGCGTCTACGTGGTCGACAGCGGCAGCGATCAGGTCACCGTGCTCGACGCCGCCAGTGGCGCCGTCCGCCGTACCATCCACGCCGGTGTCGGTCCCATCGCCGCGGCCGTTGATCCACGCGCCAACCGGGTCTTCGTGGTCGACAAAGGCGCCGGCGGCGCCTCCGGCACTATCACCATCTTCAGCGCCCAATAACACCGGTCCTGCGGGCACGTGTAGCCAATGGATAGAATGGATAGCCTGGATACCATGGTTCGCGCATCGTCGCCGCATCGCGCATTCCGCGGGCTCGCCGTCATCGTCCTACTCGCCGCCATCGCTCCGGCCGCCCTATCCTCCGCGAACGACCGCCTCTACTCCCCCTCTCCCGCGGCCAGGAGAGGGATGGGGTCCCGCGTGCGGGAGGGGTGGGTGAGGGTTGTCCCACAGCCGTACTTCCCTCTCCCGCGGCCGGGAGAGGGGCGGGGGGTGAGGGTTGCTCCCGCGGCCGGGAGAGGGGGAGGGGGGGTGAGGGCTCCCTTCCCATCCGCGATCGGGGTGGGCGCCGGCCCGGTCGCCGTGGCCATCGACGTGCGGACGGAACGCGCTTTCGTCGTCAATGGGGGCGGCAACAGCGTCAGCCTGCTCGACACCGCCACCGGCGCCGTCCGTCGGACCACCGCCGTGGGCGCGAAGCCCGACGCCATCGCGCTCGACGAGGGGACCGAGCTGGCCTTCGTCGCCAACGGCGGCGCCAATACGATCAGCGTGCTCGACGCGTCCACTGGCGCCCTCCTCCGCACCGTTACCGTCGGCGCCAACCCCTACGCGCTCGCGGTCAGCATCCCGGCGCGGCGCGTGTTCGTGATCAGCAACGACGGCGTGGACTTGCTCGACGCCGCGTCCGGCGTCCTCCTCGACACCATTGCCGTCGGCGGCGCCCTCAACGCCATCGCCGTGGACGACGCGACGGTCCGCGTCTTCGTCACCGACCAGCTCGGCAACAGCGTCATCACCCTCGACGCCGTCACCGAGGCGAAGCTCCACACCACGCGCATCAGCAGCATCCCCTGGACCGTCGCCAGCGATGCCCGCACGGGCCACGCCTTTGTGGCCTGGAACGACCGCGTCAGCACCCTCGACGCGGCCAGCGGCGCCCTGTTGCACACGGTCGCGGTCGGCCAGCTGCCCAAGGCGCTGGCCGTGGACGACGCGACCGGCCGCGTCTTCGCCGCCAACGCGGTCGACAATACCGTCGGCGTGCTCGACGCGGCAACGGGCCGGCTGCTGCGCACGGTCGCGGTCGGGCCGTCCCCTATCGCCATGGCCGTGGACGAGCATCTGGGCCGCGTCTACGTGCTCGACAACGGTGGCGATAGCGTCAGCGTGCTCGACGCCAGGACCGGCGCCGTCCGCGGGACCATCCCTGCCGGCGTGCAACCCGTCGCCGCCGCCCTGGACCCGCGCACCGGCAGGGTCTTCGTGGTCGACAAAAGCGCCGGCGGCGAGCCGGGCGCCGTCACCGTCCTTGCCCCCCAAATGCGGTAGCGCACCCCTGAAACGGCCTACTCTCGCGTCGCCGGACACGCTCCGCAATGGTGAATCGCGCCTACGTAGGTGTTGCGACGTTCGTGCAGTGTAGAGGCAGGGGAGCGCCTCCTGAGAGCGCCGGCTTCCAGCCGGCCCCCGGTTGCCGCCACAGCGCGCGCCAGCGCCGACGCGCTCACCCGTGACCGGGCCGGCTGGAAGCTGGCGCTCCCAGGGCTTGTGCCGCGTTGACCCGCACGACAGTGACCCGCGCGAAAAAATGTTGGCGCGCACCCCAGGACAACAAGGGGATTGCGGCCCATGCGAGGGTGTGGTACCGTAGGGGACAGGTGTGTGTGGTGGCTGTCGCCCTCACAGGGGGGAACGGCCGTGGCGACGGAAGGCGATGGCATGAACTCCCAGTCGATGGCAGACCCCTACCCCTCGATTCACCCCGGCGTCCGGGCCGCCGTGACGGCCGTGTACAACGCGCTGTTCGATCTACTGGCCACGCTCCCCCAGCCGCCCGACCCGGAGTCCCCGGCCGCGGCCGACGCGGAGTCTCCGCCGCTGCCGCTGTCCTTGCTGCCCCTCGACCCGGCCGCGCCGCGGCTGGACCGGCCCTTCGCCCTGCCTCCCGTCGTCGACGCCTCGCCGCTGGGCCGCCTGCGCGACGCGCTGGCCCTGACCCCCTTCGAGACGGCGCTGCTGGCGCTGGCCCTGCTGCCCGAGCTCAACACGCGCTGCAAGACCGCCATCGGCTACCTGCAGGGGGACCCGCGGGACACATGCCCGACCCCGTACCTGGCGCTGCGCCTGTTCGCGCTGGACGATCCCGACCCCTTGCGGAGCATGCACGCGCTCAGGCCGACGGCGCCCCTGCGCGCCTGGGAGCTGCTCGACCCGCCCCCGGACGGGGTCGCCACGATCGAGTACCCGCTGCGCCTGGAGCGCGCCCTGCACTGGTACCTGCTGGGCGACGACGCACTCGACCCGGAGTTGGCGGGCCTCGCGCGCCGCGCGCCCACCGCCGGGGCCGCTGCCGTGGACCTGCCCGAGCTGCTGGCCTACCTGCTGCACCCGACGCGCCGCGCCGTCGGCGCCATCCTGCTCTATGGGGCCGCGGCGCCCGCCGCCCTGGCCGTGGCCCTGGCCGCCGCGCGCGAGCGGGGGCAGGGCCTGCTGCTGCTCGCTGGGGAGCGTCTGGCCGCGGCGGGCGCGGACGGCCCGCGCCTGCTGCGGCGCGGCCTGCGCGAGGCGCTGCTGCCCTGCGTGCGGGACGCGGTCCCCTTGCTGCGGCGCGGCGCCCCCGAGGAGGAGGCCTACCGCGGCGTGCTGGACGCCTGCCCCGCGCCCGTCCTGCTGCTGGGCGACGGCGGGGAGGAG